TAGTTGCTAGAGCTATGGGCGACGCAGGAATATCTGCAGACCAATATAAAACAGTTCTTGATGAACTTACAGTCGCAGGGCAACAATCAGGAATAGAAGTTGCAAAACTAACAGATACATTGACAAAATTCGGAGCACCAATGCGACAACTCGGTTTTGATACTAAAGAAAGTATTGCTCTTTTTGCATCATGGGAAAAAGCAGGTGTAAATACAGAGATTGCTTTTTCAGGTATGAAAAAAGCAATTGGGAACTGGGCGAAAGAAGGAAAAGATGCTAAGGTAGAATTTAGAAAAATGCTTAATGAAATCAAGAATGCTCCAAACTTAGCAGAGGCGACAACAAAAGCAATAAAAGTATTCGGTCAAAAAGCCGGACCGGATTTAGCTGATGCAATAAAAGGTGGTCGTTTTGAATTTGAAGAAATGATGAAAGCAATTGAAGGAAGCAAAGGCTCTCTTGAGACAACATTTCAAAACACAAGAGATCCAATTGATGACTTAAAACAATCCTTTAATTCTTTAAAATTAACAGGAGCAGAACTTGCAAATGTTGCAATGCAAATGCTAGCACCGATTTTTAAAACTTTAGCAGACAAAGCAAAACAACTAAGCAGTTGGTTTTCAAAGCTATCAGATAGTCAAAAAGAAATGATTGTAAAATGGGCAGGAATAATCGGAGCAGTTGCTCCGGTATTAATAGTTTTTGGAAAATTAACAATTGGAATAGGAAAAACTATAGATGCGTTTAAGAAAATACATTCAGCAGTTGCAATTTTTAAAAATGCATTTACAGCATTAAGAACAATGGGAGCACTTCTAAGAGCTGGTTTAATAAAAACTTTCACATTAATGTTAACGAACCCTTTTTTTGCTACTGCAGCTGCAATTGCTGCACTTGTAGCAGGAATAATTTATGCTTACAAACATTCAGAAAAATTCAGACAGATTGTAGATAAAGCATTAAAAGTTGTATCTAAAGCATTTCAAGAATTCATGCAAGTGGTTGAAGATGTTTGGCCCGTAATACAGCAATACTTTCAAAATGCATGGAATAATGTAATACTTCCAACAATACAATGGATAAAAGCTGGAATTGATTCTTTAAGAGAACCATTTGAAAGATTTAAAAATGGTTGTATTTTAATATGGACCGAAGTTTGGCAATTTTTAAAAAATGCATGGGAAATATTTTGGAGCACTTTTCAACCGATATTTTCACTTTCATGGGAACTTATAAAAGTATCTTTTGGTACAACTTGGGAAACTATAAAAATAATCTTTTCAACAGTATGGAATAATATAAAAATAATTTTCGATACTGTCGTAAATGTGATAAAAAGTGTATGGGATATTTTTGCAGGAGTTTTCACAGGAGATTGGAGTAGAGTATGGAGCGGAGTTCAAGGAGTATTTTCATCAATTTGGAATGGAATTAAAAGTTTATTTAGTAATGTTTTAAATGCGATATGGAGTTTTGTTAAAAATACATTTAATGGAATTTTTCAAAGTATTTCTTCAATATTTGGTAAAGTTCCTGGAAGCATTTCAAATATTTGGAATTCGGTATATAATTTCTTAACAAGTATTAATTTAGTAAGCGTTGGTAGAAATATTATTCAAGGACTTATAAATGGAGTTGGTGCAATGGGAGGAGCATTAGTTAATGCAGCTAGAAATATTGCGAATAGATTTGTATCAAGCATTAAATCATTTTTTGGAATAAATTCACCATCAAGACTCATGACTGGGTTTGGGATAAATATCGGGGAAGGTCTTGTTATAGGTACTGAAGAAATGCAAGATGAAGTTGCTAAAAGTGGAGCAAATTTATCAAAAGCATTCACCAAAGGTTATGAGGAAAAGCAAAAAAATATAAAGAATACTTTGACAGGATCTTATGATTTGACTACAAGCAGTAATATCATTTCAAAAATGAATCAAGTTATAAGCGAATTTAACGGAATGAAAAACAGTTTAAACATTACAGTAAATTCTGTTTTAGACGGGAAAGAAATAGCAAAAGCAACTTGGAAGCATACAGATAGCTTTCAAGGTATGAACTTAAAAAGATTAGGGAGTGTTAAAGCATGATAAATATAAAAGAATTGAAAACTAAATACAATGTTTTAGAATTTACAATTAATTATAAAAATTCAGATTACACTCCTGAATTTTTTAAAAACAGATTGAAATCTAGTACTGAAAATTTTTATAAAATTAATATAAGTTGTTTTTTAAAAGTTGATAATGATTTGATTTACAATGTAAATAGACTAAAAGAATTATTTAAAAAGATTACATTAATTGATGAAGATAAAGAATATGATGTTTTTTTAGACAGTTGTTCAGATGTAGAAGTTGAAGAGGATAATATTATTCTAATAACATTCAACTGTAATGGTAAAATTTTCAGAAAAAGAAAAAAAAGAAAACTAAAAAATGGAGATAAAATAGTTTTTGATTCTGTTAGAGATATAAGTTTAAATTTTTCATTAGATACATCAAGCGTAGTTTCAGAAAAGAGTGTAACTTTAAATAATATGATTTTTAAATTTAACACAAAAACAGGGTTTGAAATCAACGCTGAAGAAGGAAAAGTAAAAAACTTAATTGATTGGGATTTTTACGAATTTATAAAAAGTAGAAATAAAGAATTCACTTTAAAATTAGATGGGATTGATGAAGTATTTATTGATTATAGAGAGGAACTATAAGTATGTTACTAAATTTTTTTAAAACAAGAGATAAAATTTTAGATAAAGACTGTAAAATTACTTATGAATATGATGGTTTAATAACTTTAGAATTTGAAATAGGAGAAGATGAAGAGGTTTATTGTGAAGAACCTTTTTTCATTTCCGGAGAGAATCAATTTATAATCAAAAGTATAGATGAAGAAGTTGTTACTTGCACACTTGATTTTACAAGTCTAAAAAAAGATTTTTTTGTAGGAGAGAAAAGTTTTGACTCACTTACATTAAACGATATACTTCATCAACTACTAGATCCTGTGGGTTGGAAAGTTAAGAATGCACAGTCAATTAAAATAAGAAGAACATTAACAGTAGAAGATGAAAGCCTATTGAGTGCAATATTCAAACTTGAGGAGTTGTATAATTGCACTTTCGTTTTTGACTGTAAAAATAAAATTTTAAAAGTTATTGATGAGGGAGCTGATAGAGATTATATAGTTTCTAAAGACATAAACTTAGAAAAATTCATAGTTAAAAAAGACACTTACGAGCATTACACTAGAATATATGGGTTTGGAAAAGATAACATGACATTTTCAAGTGTAAACAACGGGAAAGAATATGTTGAAAATTTAAATTATAACAAAAATATAATACCTGCAGTATTTCGTGACGATAGATTTACAGATAAAATAAATTTAAAAAAACATTGTGAAGAGTTATTAGAAAAACATTCAAAACCTTTAATTGAATATGAATTAAGCATTATCGAATTAGAAAGAAGAGACTTAAGACTTCATGATATAATAACATTTTTAAATTACAAAACAAAGAAAAAAGAAAAACATAGAATAATCGAAATAACGAAATATTCTGATGATGAAACAAAAAACGAAATAAAATTCATAAATAGAACTGAAAACTTATCAGAATATTTACAAAATAGACAAGAGCAAATTTCTCAAGAAGTAAAAAAAGAGATTGGAAGATATGATTTTTCTTCAAGATTTGATGAGAGTATAAAAAAGGCAACGAGTAAATTCGAAAAATTATTGCTAAACGGATATAAAATCGAAACAGAAAATGGAACTTATTATGTTGACCAACTTCCAAAAGAAAAGGCAAAAAATGTCCTCCGAATAGGACTCGGTGGAATAATGGGAAGTTCTACAGGGTGGAATGGTACTTATTCATTAGCAATAAGCAATGATGGAATTATAAATGCTGATAGAATTCTAACAGGCTTTTTGGATGGAGATAGAATAAAAGCAAACAGCATTACTTCAGATAGACTAACAGTAAAAGCTAAAGAAGAAATCACAGACGGACTTGTAAAAAAAGAAAAGTTCAATGAATTCTTGGTAAATAATCAAGTTTTAAAAAGTGAGATAAATGAATCTGTAACAAGTGAAGTGTCAAAGGTAAAAGTTGGTGCTAGAAACTTATTACAAAACAGTTACTTTTTCGATAAATCAAAATGGTATACTTTCGGAGCGAAAAGCATAGAGTACAATAAACTAAATGATATTGAAGAATGGGGCGACTGCGAAAGTGTAAAATTTGTTGAAAGAAACACAGATGTAAACAGCAATATATTAGCTTTTTATCTTTTTGACAATTTAAAATTACAAAATAAAGACTATGTTTTTAGTTTTGATTGCATAAACTTTTCAGATTTTGATTTAAAATTCTTCTTAAATGAATATACTGCAGAAGTTAAAGAAGTTGTAAAAAGTAAAGAGCAAAAAAGAGTTGTTTTAAAAGCTAAAGACGTAAAAAAACTTTTTATTGAAGTTTTGGAAAATAATCATGAGCCAATTTTTTCAATTAAAAAACTCAAAATTGAAGAGGGAACAATTCCTACGACATGGGTTCCTGCTTTAGAAGATACTGAAAAAGAAAATGAAAAGTTAAAACAAGAAATTTTAAATTTAACTACTACTAACTCAGAACTTGCAAAGCAACTTAATAATTTAGAACTTAACAATCTACAATTAAAAGAATTCATAAAGTCAAGTATAAAGCAAACTAAAGACTCTATAACTTTTGATTTTGAAAAGTTTAAACAACTTTATCAGAATGATAAAAGTGTTTTTGAAGGAAAATTCGATGATATATCAAGCTATATCCGTTTCGATATAGATGGTATGGAAATGGGAAAAAAGGATGGAGAATTTAAAATGAGATTATCTCCAAAGAAGCAATCTTTCTTTATGAAAGAAAAAGAGGTAGCATACTTTTCTAATGAGGAACTTTATATAACAGATGCAAGAATTTTAAGAAGTATAAGAATAGGGAATTTCGCTTTTGTTCCTAGAGAAAACGGCAACCTCTCATTTAGAAAGGTGGTGGATTAACATATGGCTTTATCAGGAAGCTTTTCAGGTAGTTATAGGGGATATACTCTTAGAACAGAATGGGAAGCTACACAAAACACAAACGGTAACTATAGTGATTTAGATATAACGCTGTATCTTATCTGTGATAATGGATACAACCTCTATGTAGGAGAAAGAACACACACTTTAAATATTGCAGGAACCGACTATAGTATAACTTCATCGAAAATTAGTACAAGCGGTGGTAGTACAATCACTCTTGGTAGTATAAGTAAAAGAATATATCATAACAACGACGGTACACTTAATGTATGGCTATCAAGTTATTGCGACTTAAGAGCAAAAATTAGAGGTACTTACGTATCAGGTTTTAGTGGTGGTAGTGATACAATCACTCTTGATAAAATCCCTAGAATGTCGACAATTAGCGACACTATGGACGGGACAAGATATTTAAATACACCACATACAATCCACATCGAAAAACAGCTTTCAGGCAATGTAACTCATACTGTATGGTACGTTATAAGAGGTGAAAAAGGAAGTAGTGGTTGGTACTATATTGCTAAAAATACATCAGATTTAGATATACAATTTGTACCTACCGACAAGCATGTAAATCTACAGCCAGACTCTTCAACGATTTTTATGGATATCGGAATTAAGACTTTTAAAGACGGAGTTCAAATTGGTGAGACAACTTATAACTCAGGCTGGTATATGAAAGTTCCTGATGAATTTTCTCCAACAATAAATTCAATAGAGGTTTCTGATATAAACTTAAAAAGTAAAAATTTAGGAGTATATGTACAAAATCATAGTAAGCTCAAAGTAAATACTAAATCTACAAGTAAAGAAGGAGCTACTATTAAAAATGTAAGTGTTATAGTTGATAAAAACACTTATTCAGGACAAGATATAACAACCAAAGAAATTACACAAAGTGGAAATGTTGAAATAAACATAAAAGTTACAGACAGCAGAGGAAAGACTGCAAGTGAAAAAAGAACAATAAAAGTTGAACCATACGAGCCACCTAAAATTATGAATTTTTCAGCAGACAGAACAGAGAGTGATGAAAAAGTTGTAAAGCTAATTTATAAATTTGAAATGT